TGTACCACTTCTTTCTGATACAATATACATTTCATAAGGATTAAGTAATGCTCTGAATTCTTCAAAAATAATATTATTGGGTTTTATATGAAAATCAAGTCTACCAGTATTACCAGTTCCCATGAATGAAAATGGGTCACCCTGTACCTGTATCTTCATATAATTATTTGCTAAGTAATTACTGGTATTTATTGTATTTCCAGTATAACCAACAATAGGATATGGAGTATCTGTTAATGGTATCCATACAACATAACTACTGAATGAATTATTGAGATTTTTTAATACATTACCATCTGGATTATTGATGTTACCGTTATTATATACTAATCCAAATTTATTTACAATGCACGAAATATTTCCATTAGCTGGAACATAAAATGTTGCAATATTGGTAATTACATTATAAGAATAACCAGAATATGTATCATTACCGCCTTGAATTTGTTGAGAATTACAGAACAGACTTCCCGGGAATGCTAAAATAATATCTTGTATTGATACTCTCAAGAATTCATAAGCAGAACCAAATTTAACGAATGTATTTAAATCAGATTTATCGAGATTCAGTACCGCATTTGTTGAATATATGTGTAATATTTGTGACTGACCAGACGTTACACCCATTGTTTCCAATGTAACTGGACGGACAAAAGAACTTAAAGTATTACTATAATCTATTGTTACTTTATTATCAAAGTTTGAGGTAACATTAAAACTTCCAAAAGTGAAAATCGTTTTTGATGGAAAGTCATTAAAATAAGTACCATTTAAGTTTGGGTCGAGATTTGTGTTTATTACTTTTACCTTTGCCACAGTCTTTATGATTTACTATAAATACGATAAAATAAAAAATCCCAATTCTTTGGTTGGGATTTCTTGAAAATTAATTAAATTCCTTTTATTGCAGGTCTTGTGTGACTGTATTGAAGTCTTGTGTTTCGTCAATGTTAGTTCTTTTCTCTTTAACTTCATACAATGGTACGTTGCCTACGTCATCTTTTATTTCAAAAATATCAAATTGTTTTGTTATTACTCTATTTGAATCATAATATGTTAGAATTCCATTAGATACATCTTTAATTTGTTCACCAGCAACAACGTCTGAAAGAGTATCAATTGTATTCTGAACCATGTCAACTTCGAGCACAAGCGGTGAAAAAAACGTATTTGAAATCAAAATTGTCTGGGTTGGATTTCCAATGAACGGTGCTACATTTGGTTTTACATCTGATGAACTACTTGGAGTTAATTGTAAGAATAATAATGAACTACTGTCATCAAAACGATACCTTTGTGCTTTTTGATTTGTATTACCAACGTTTTCTGATGTTACAACAACTTTATTTGAAGTTACAACATAACGAACAACATTTCTTATTTTGTTATTTGTTGTTTGGTCAATATATTCAATACGATAACCCTGTAATGCATTATTTGCTTTCATGCTGTCAGGTAATTGATTACCATCGAGCACAATTCCTCTTACACTTGGTAATGAAGACAGTACACTACAATCAATAATTGTTGTTATTGTCTTTTTAGGTAAAATATAAATTGTGTATATACCTAACTGGCTAAATACCGAAGCTGGTAATCTTAAATTATATAGACCTTCCAAGAGGTTTTCATCACCACCAATATAATTTGGGTCAGTGCCGTCATTAGGTAAGTAATTATATGTTAATAGCTGAGTTGCATCCAATTTAAACATTGTAGTATTTGGTGTTTCTCTGTTAACCATATAATTATAGTACATATCGATATCTGCGATAAGTACATCTGCGGGTCTTGTTATTCCATAAACTCCTACTGCCATCTTATGTGTTATTTACTATGTTAAAAAACTTTCCACCAGCATATGTTGTCAAATCAACCAGACTTTTTATATATTCCAATCGATAATTTGAATCGAATGCTGATAATTGTTGTCTGTCTATAAATACGTCATCATTAATTTTTGGGTTACTGATAATATTTTCTTTATTTGGATTTTTAATGTATGGGTTGCTGAGAAAATTAGGACTATTTGTGCCCTGTGGAGTATAACTAAATGTCGTACCTGTTGTACCACTATAACTATCAACATATTTAATTCCACCAATAAAATATGTAACACAAGTACCAGAATTAGAATTAGAAAAATCAACACCATCTACACTGATAGAACCACTACCAAAATATTGTTGGTTGAATGGTACTCCCACCGCATATTTTTTTAATTCTGGGAGTCTACTATTAATTGTTGTACCTGTTGCCATATTAAATTTTATTTTTCTCAATTACATTTAATTCATATACTCGAATCAAATCGTAATATTCTGGAAATTCCTTCTTTATTTTGTTTTTAATTAGTTCAATATACTCTAAATTAAATTTAGTGTTAAGCCATAAATGTGTGTATTTTTTTCTATTACCAATTTCTTTAACACCATGAATTTTAATTTGGTCATATGGAAGTACATCAAAAACACTTAACTTATTTTTTAATATAAATAGATACATTCCCAATTCTTCACCTACCATAGCCATTGGATTTGCGTCAATTAATAATCCCATTTCATATGCTTTCTGTATTACTTCAACTACTTTAATATATTCATTTCTAATTTCAATTGTCATACCAATAGTACCACAACTAACACATCTATCATCATATACATCAGGATTAATTATTTTGCTTTCAAGTAAAAATGATTTATTTTTTTTAACAAAATCTCTAATAAAATTTTTCTCTGGTGGTAAAATATCCTGCACAATAACATCATATTTATCAGAATAAATAAATTCATCAAATAAATTATCAAAAATAAATACATCAGAATCTATATGAACGAATTTTTCGGTCATTGCTTTCATTGCATCTATTTTATACATATTCCAAAATACAAATGAATTTTTATTTTCAACAACATTGATTTCATTATATGGAATATATTTAATAAGACTGTCATAAGCCTTTTGATTACAATACATCGTAACACTATGATAGTACTTTTGTAATGTTAAAAAACTAAGAAAAAATGAATAAAAATTTAAATTCAATTTTTTCTTATCCTCTTCAAATATTAAATATGGACTACCTTCATCAAACCGAGCATATGACTGTATTATCTTCATAATAAATTTTGTAAACCAATTGGTAATGTTTCTTCATTGAAAAAATATGGATAATCTGTTGGAAATACTACATCAAAAAATCCCCAATCATGTGCTTCCTGAACTAATCCTATTTTAAAATAATAAACTTTTGTTAAATCAGGAATAATTACACGACAAGTACCAGTACAACCAGTTGTTGTTCCCGTTGTCACTGCTTGCAATATGGTCTTTTTAATATGTTCCATTATCCTACACTCTTTCTTAAGTATACAGTAATATCTTTCGAAGGATATTTAATTTCAAACATTGAATCTTGAGTTGAATGGATTGTATTATTAACCACTTCTATTTCGCCTGTTGTGGTATTTGTTATTGCCTGTGCAATTGGATTGTTCGAATACTGACCACCAACTTTATTATACACAGTAATTCCAATAAGGTTTATTACACCATTTGCACTTAGTATTTCTGTTTGAAGTTGACTTAAGAACAAGTCTTGATTCATTTCGTGAGTATTAATGTCAAGATAGTTTGTAACTAATGTAATAATACTATTTGCAATTGTATTATCCGAAATATTTGCAACATATACATCAATATCAAAAGCCAAATCGAATATTTGACCATCACGAATTTCAATATAGTCATTAATCATTCGATATTGACTAAGATATTCAGCAATATTTAATTTCAATAATGAGTTGCTACTGTTTGATAAATTACCATTTGCATCAATACCGAGAATCGAAATAACAACCTTATTATTTTCTTTATATGAATTAGCACGGAATGGTGAACCGAACTGTCCCGGCATCTTGTACACCTGCAATAAATAATCAGTCAACGAAACGTCTCTTTCTTGACTGCTGAAATTATATTTAATTAATTGCCTGATTTGTTCAACACTCAGACCATCATTACCACCAATTGCAGGTATTGGATTATTTACTTGTAAACTTCTTTGTACTGTTTGATTATATGTTTGATTTGAACCATTAACATGCAGATTGTAACTACCTAATTGTGTTAATACTGTAGCACCTATGTTAGAACTACTACCACCACCAGTTCTATAACGAACAAATAATGTATAATTTGTTTTTAATTTCTCACCCAATGCTGTGTTATTTAAAAAGTTTTCAAGAAAATAAACATTACTTACGCCTTCTTTTAAGAAACCTTCTTTAAATGCATTTACATCAGCATCGCCACTACCAAAAGTTATTTGGCAATAACCAGCAGGAGTATATTCCTTAATGAATTTTTTTGTTACATCAATCCATGTTGCTACTTTTAAACCATTGGTGTTTGTATTTGCGCTTGAACTATTTGGGTCTTCCACGAATACACGCTGTTGTGCCAGATAATCTACTTCATAATATCTGTTATTTGGATTATAGAATTCACCAACATCAGGATTTGTTGAATAATTTGTACCTTCTAAAAGTATTATGCTTTCAATTTCAAGTACATCTGGGTCAGGTAATGTTAAACTAAAGAAAGGAACAACATCTGCACTACTAATAATTCTTTTAAAAATACTCGTACCACCATTTATAACAACTTCTCTTTTTGTAACAAAATAACTTACTGCAATACCATTTGAATCCAAGTTAGGAATTATTCTACGATTAGGGTCGCCCAAACTACTAATTGGTGAATTCCAATCAATGTTTGCTTGTGTTTCAAAAATTTTACCACCACCAATTACTTGTGCACCCATATCCAATGTTGGATAATAACTTGGGTCTGGCGCATTACCGAGTACTGGAACTACAACAGTAAAATCTATAACAGTAACACTTGGTCTTCGTGCAGGAATATTGAAACCCATGTTCTTTGCTATATTCAAAATAGATGACCTCAATTGTGCGTATTCTAATTGCGTTTCTTGAAATGACCTATCAGTATTGATTGCCAAGTTGTTTGTAACACCAGCATTCAAATCAATAAGCATTGCACCAACGCTTGAATCTGTGAAATCTGATAGTACTTCTGGATATGCTTGCTTTATATAAGCAAGTAAGTCCGTTCTAAGTTCTCCGAATGTTCGTGAACCATATTGAATTACATTTGTTGTAGTATCTGTTGCCATGTT